TCTTAGGGGGAGCTCCCGATGAGAGGGAGAACGTATACGTGTCCAGGGTTGGACCGAAAACGCGTGGTTTGATGAAACGAGCGAACACCTGTATCGGAACAGAGTGACTGGCGTCGGCTGTCGTCACCTGAAGATCGGTGATAGCCTGAATGGCCATCGAACCGACATCATACTGTGGGTTGTTCACCAGTGCCATAGCTTGTGATGGGTTATTGTACAAAATCCGAACAATGAGAGTCGGACAAAGATTCAAGCCCATAATAGCATGAGTGGCAAAGCTGCCGGCAATTTGATCCGTGAAGATCACACTGCTTGACGGCGTGCTTGACTGGGTGACAACTTGGAGCAAACCAGAGTGCATTCCGGTAGACTGGGTTTGTATGCGAATCTCAACACCCTCACAAGTGAAAAGTGCAAAATTTGAAAGATTGCTCGCTTCTTTTACAATAGCAAACAAAGATTCTGGGAATTGCAACACGCCAATGGTAGCGCGACCCAGGGTGTCGGTCCACGTGTAGGTGACAATCAAGTACTCACGCGCGATAATACCGTTGATGCCGGTGTCCTTAAATGCGTCCGCTGCTTCCAGAGCAATGGGTGGCGCATCATTTGAAGGACCCTCAAGCACCACGTCTTCGTGCGCTGTTCTCATGTTGTCACTGTCTGACTCCTTTGGGGAATCATCCATGTGGGCCGTTAATTGGACGTCTTTCTCGTCCATGCCAGATGGCCGCAAATGGAATTGCGAACCGAATCCCAGTTGGGAAACGATATCAAATTCAACATAGCGCCCACCGATCCACGAGGCATAAAAGTTTGACCAAGAAACGAGACAAGGCTCGAATTCGGCGTCAACCATCGCTTCGTTTAAGGCTGTCATCTCCTTCTTGTACCGTTCGGGACCATAATGGAACCAATCGGACGCCGCGGAGAGGACGATTTGCGGCAGGATGATGGATTGGTCTTGACCTTGCCTGACCCATTGAATACACTCTGTGAGCGATTCAGTGGCCAGTGGAGCAAAGTAAAA